TGGGGTGTTTCTGCCTCGGTAATGACCGCTTCCGGAGCAACCACCACTTCCTCAACGGGTTCAGGCTCAGGCGCGTTCCCGCTAACCTCTTCCATAGCCGCCCGAATGTCGTCTTCCATGTCGCTCATAGTCTGGCCTCCACCTGATCAATAGCCGTCTTGATGTCCTGCTTAAGCTCACGGTCAGACAGCACCGCCCGTGGCTTTGGCGTCAGCTTCTCGTTGCCGACAATCTCGCAGCCCGCATCCTTTACGCCGCGCTCGTAGGCTGACCGGCTGTCGTACATCAGGCCGTTGGCGTGGTTAAGAATCGGGTCCATGCCATCCGACCGGATAGCAGGCATAGGCAGATCAGACCGGGCCTTGCGGAATTGCTCTAGGCAATCACGCGGCCATTCCGACACCTCGTGAATGTCCCCGCAAGACTGGCATTTCCGATAGGTTGCACGGCTCATGCTTGCCAAACCCTAGACACTAGCTCCGACACGCCGAAAGCGCCCTTGCCTGCCGTGATGACGGGGTCCGCATATTCAAAGGTGTCTCCGGGCATCAAATCCTCCACCAGCACCGTGCTGGTGTCAGCAAAGGTCAGCAGCGCCTTCGTGCGGCCAGCCGGAACCGTCTCGCTAAACACCGGAAGCCCACGCGTTACGGCGGCTGTTGTCGTCTGGATCAGGCTTGTGGCTGACGCGCCCGCTACTTGCTGTGCGCCGAAGTCGTAGAACGTCGTTGTGAGGCTGTTTGTAGGCAAGCGACCATCAGAACCGCTCGCAATAAACACCAGCGCGCCGACCGTGCTGCTCGCGGTTACAGTCGCCACCACTGTTATCGAAATCCAGTACCAGCCGTCGCCTATCGCAATAATTGTCGGCGTGCCTGTCGTTCCGGAAGAGGCAAGAAGCGTCCCCGCGTCTAGATCAAAGTTGGCATATTGGCCCGCCCCGAATGCAGCGCCCGGCCCCGTAAACTGCAAGAGCGACTGCGTACCCTTTTTAACCATGCGCGACAGCGTGTAGGTTTCACCCAAAACGTAAGGCACCGTTGTAACTGCCGTGGCCGACGAAACATGTGCCGCCGATACCCCGTTGGCCGTGACAAGCGCAGCGCCAGTTCCCCCAAACGGATCAGCCTGCCCCGCCGTCTTGGTGGCGTTGATTGCTGTCCATTCAGCGTTTGACGTGTCGGTACTGTACAGCGCGCGGTTCGTCGCAGCAGGCTCAAGCGCCAAGCCCCGGCTTGTTCGTTGCGGAGCGTTAGCCGCAAATGCCTGCATTACCCCGCCGCTCTCCAAAGCCGTAGCGGTTCCGGAGCGCGTGTATGTCGAACCAAAGGGCGTGGCTTGCGTGAAGTTCACCGTATTCTGAAGCGCACCCATAGAAGACCAGTTATAAGCGCCTTGGCTTTCCGCATACGCCTGCATGGCTTCATTCAGATTCGTATAACTTGCCGCCATGCTCCCGTTGATCCAGCGCAGTTGGCGCTCATTGAACGTTCCAGCCGGGACGCCTTGCGCGTCGAATAAGCGCGTCAGGTCTTCGTTGTAGTTCGTTTCCGTGGCAAACCCGCTAAGTTCTCTGGCGCTGGCCTGCCTCAATCCCTGCTGTGTCATCATGCGCTCCCTTGCGGGGTCGGGTCGCGGGCAAGCGCAGCGGCCTTCACTTGCAACTCTTGGCCCTTCAGTTGCAACTCAGCAGCGCCCAACTGGCCCTCCATCTGCGTCCGTTGCTGCTCGATTTGAGCCTGCATCTGAGCCGTCTGTGACTTCATCTGCTCGACCTGTATCGCGCTCTCATCCGGAGGCGGCGGACCCGGCGGCTGTGCGGGAGGTTGCTCCCCGGCAGTCTCAAACACCTTGTCAATCACGTCTTCCATAGAGCGGCTGACGTTGAACGTCCTAGCGCCCTGCTTCAGAATCTCAGCAAAAAGCGGAGCCGTGTAAGGGGCCGTGGGGACGATACCAGCCGCAGCCGTCAGCAGACCAACCGTAGCCGTGGTGAACTCCGTAAACGCCAGTTTGGCCGCGTTCTCATCCGGCTCAACCGTGCTGTCAGTCTCAACGTCGATGCGGAACGAGCGCAGCGCGTCATTCTTGAGCAAGGCCATAACCTCATCCCAAGTAGGTTCTTGCATCAGTTCCAGCATTTCCGGTGCAGGCTCAATGCCGGGCGGAATAGGCATTCCAGCCGCCTTGGCTTGCTCGATCATCGGCATGATCTGTTCGATCTGCTGTTTCTCAACTGCCGTCAGGAGCTTAACGTTGGTCATCACCTTGAGCGTCTCAACGCTGAAATGCTCGGCAATGACTTCAGCCTTCAGCCGGATGGCATCACGGCAGAACCGTTGCAAATCACGCTGACGGTCGCGAACCCGAAGGCTTCCCCATTGACCCTTGAGCCGCTGGGCCGTTGCCGTCTCGTTCGGGTTTGACTCTCCCCGGATGATGTCTGACAGGCCGGTGATCTGGTAAATGTCGTTCAGGATTTGCGCGCGCGTCTCAAAGCACCCACGCAGAACCTCGATCACCATGTCGATTGGAACCCAGTCGATCAGGCCCTTGACGCCACCCTTCTCTTTCCAAATGTCGTAAGTGTCGATGGGGATAAGCTTGTTCTCATTGCCCGGCGAGAACACCAACTGAAGCTCTCGGTTAGCTTCGCCCGCATACACGCCCACCATGCGGAGAGCTTCTTGCAGTTTGCCAATACGGGCCGTTAGATCATCAAGCTCTTCAGCCTGATCCTGATACATCACATAATCCGCAACCGGGATTGTGCTGTCATTGGCCGTCGTGGCGTTCAGAGGGGCTGGGCAGGGGAAGAAGCCTTTAAGCCCTAGCGGGTCTTCGCGCTCGTCCAGAACCCCGCCCGTGTAGCCTTTACACAGCCAATAAGCCTTCTTGCTGGGCTTGTCCCAAATCTCATAGACCTCGCCCGTGTGGTTGGCTTGGCGTTGGGCTTCCTCGGCTTGATCGTTGCCAGCGCCCGTAACCGTAGTGGTCAGCGGGACCTGCTTGGCCTTCTCCGCCCCGAACCGCTCAGTAAGCTCGGCCTTCGTCATATAGACGCGCCGTCCAACCCACCGAACCTCCGACCACTCACGGCTTGGATTGGTCAGCCAGTCTTTCCACGCAACGTGGTCGCACTGGACCTCTTCGTAAACGACTTCCTCTGACGGCCCGCTCTCCATGCCTTCATGCATGGCTGAATCATCAGGGCCGGAGCCTTCAATCTCGCCCGTCTCGGTGGTGTCCGCGTCTTCCTCGCCTTCGCCTAGCTCCGGGTCTTGTTCAGCATTCACCTGACGCATATGCGGGATGTAGCGCACCCACACTTGGCCACGGCCCGGCAGCAGATAGTCCAGAACGCACAACTTCACCCGTCCGTCGAAGTCGTACTGATCGAGACTGAAGCCCAACGCGCGCTCAAGCACGTCAGATGCCACCTTGCCGACCGGGTCCTCATCACGATAGCGTCGGTCCACCATCGGAACCGGCTGCTTGGCGTAGATGGCAGGCTGTAGCGTCTGGACGTTGGACCACAGCACGGCAAAGCGTCTGCGGTTATCGGCTATCGACGGACGGCCACCAGCCCGGCCACGGTTCTCATTCTTGAACCGGCGTATGATGATATCGCCAGCCTTCCACCACGGCTGCAACTCACGCTCAGCCAGATTGATTTCATCAATCCACTTGGTAACGAGGTTAACGGCCTCTTGATTGTCGGGTTCGTTGGAAGCCATAGCCCCTCGCAAGCGTTAGCGGGAACATATCGTGCGCGAGACGGCTTGTCGAGGGAACGTCTATGCGCGTTCCATCCTAGCAGCGTTTGTCTTCGCCGCGTAAGCAACAAACCGCTCATAAACATGGTTTGGGCGGCACTCATGGTCTTCGGCGGCCTCCCAACAAGCGCCGCAGCTAATGCAGTTACCAAACTGCGAATCCAGCGTGTGCCTTCCGGCCTTGCGTAGCTTTTCCATTTCATCCTCCATGCTCAAGCCTTAGCACTTTCTACGCGCGTTCGTAAGGCATAGCCACTGGCTGATTAGCCAGCAGATCATCCCATGTCATGTCACGGATGCCCTTGATCGGCTGCTCGACCACCTTGGCCTCCGGCTTGATCTCACGGTAGGCCATAGCGAGGTAGCGGAACGCATCAGCCGCGTGGCTGGTCCAATCGTGCTTAGGCCCATCACGGAAGACCCTAGCCTTCTCGTCATAGTCCGCTCGGTACTGGCGCAAGCACTCTAGCCCCGCCTTGCATTTGTCACGGTCAAACCAGATGCGCGGGAACAAGACACGGCCTGCGTTGATGCCGTCCAGCACCTTGTGATTAGGCACCAGCTTGGGCTTGAGCTTGAGGCCCATCATGGTCTCAATGCGCGTCCGGCCCGTGCCTAACTCCCTGACCCTCGCGTCATGCGGAACCCAATCAGCCTCATAGCGATACGGCTTGGCCTGCAAGACCTTGGCGTAATGCTCAATGCTCTCGCCGCTGGCTTCGTAGAAATCGATCACCCGAATCTCTAAGCCGTGCGCCTGCCAGAACCAGATGGCCGTTGAGTCCCCAATGCCAAGGTCCCACGTCGTATAGACCGGCAGCTTGTCATCATGCGGAACGTCTGTGATGCGCCCGGCTCTCTCAGCCTCGGCCATGTCCTTACCGTAGTAAGCGCCGATGATTGCGGCCTCGAATGAGCACTCAAACTCCTGCTCATACTGCTCTGGCGTCATTTCCCTAGCCGCAGCGATCAGTTCGCTTTGAGGCAGGATTTGCGTCTCACTGGCAGGCAGGAAGAATGGGAACCAGTCAGGATCGGTCTTGGCCCGCTCAAACAGGTCAAAGAACGCGTTGCGGCCTTTAGGCGTACCAATGAACGTCGCCGTGCCTTGCCGGTCAGCCAGCATCGGGCGGATGATCGACCCGAAGATGCCGGGGTACATATCCGCGTACTCATCCAGCGTGGCGTCATCCAGATAACCGCCGCGAAGGGCGTCCGGGTTGTCAGCGCCGTAAATCTTGATGCGCTTGCCGCCGATCAGCTCGACATACAGCTCCGACTCATTCGGAGGCTTGGCCCAGATCGGCTGGCTGTATCGCTTCAGATACTCCCAAGCCACGTCCTTCGCCTGCTTCAGATACGGCGCGAGATAGGCCGCGCGGTAGTTGGGCTTATCGGACACCACCGCGTTGCGGATCATGTCGTTGATGCAGGCCACCGTCTTACCGCAGCGACGATGCGCGACACCGATTGCAAACCGCTGTGTGCGATTGTGGAACGGCATGAACACGCGGCGAGGCGCGTAGGGGATTACTCGGGTTTCAGCCACGAGACACTGATTGAGATTGGCGCATCAGGATCACCGGCAAGCTGCATCGGCAGAACCTTGCCAAGCAGCGCCATAAATGGGCCGGGGTTAGCCGAAGCCTGAGCCTTGAGATAGCCAGTCAGGCCATCATCACCGCCAGCCTCAGTAGCAGCCATCAGAATAGCGTCCTTCAGGAGCGCCGTCGTCTTGTTGGGCGTGCCTTTCTGACGGCCCCCACGACGTTCTCCCGGTGCAGAACCGCGCATTGCATCCTGACGACTAGTTTAGCAAATCATTCGCATCTAGCCTTGAGCCGTAGCGGGGGCGTAGAGCGAGCAAGAGTATGCCCTAGCCGTTGAGGCGTGGCAAGGCCCACAGAAACGCCGCTACCAGCCATAGCGCCCATGCTGGCCATTCAGGAAGGCGCGGAACGGAAAGCTTGTGGCAAAGCATGGCGATGAAGCCGAGAAGCACCATCAGGACAAACAGCATGGGCATAGCAGGTTCCTTTTGTGCCTTAACGGGAGCGGGGCGGTTTAGTTCACTCGACCGTGTCTAACAGGCGGTCCAGCGCATAGCGAAGGTCGCGCGCCTCCTCCATCGACAAGTTACGAATCACCATGTCGTCGCGGTCTGTGCGGTTTATGATGACCCATCGGGGCGAACCGCCGCCGTAGCTGAGAACCCGCACATTTCCGATCTGCTTATCGAACGTCTCGTTATACGTCGCGGGCGTCATCGTCACTTCCCTTCTTGTGATTGCGAGAGGATAGAATCAATTGCAGCGCGCCAAGAACTAACAAGGTTGCCGCCAGAATGGTCCCCAAAGTCCACCGGCGCAGTAACCAAGGCGACTACCGTTTCCTCGTCCGGCTCTCTAATAGCTTGAAGAACAGCGCGGGCTTGGTTTCGGAACACGTCGGGAGTTTCCACCACATCCAGCGTTCTAATCGGTGCGAAGCCACGCGCGCTTCTTATCTGGTTGCAGATCGCGAGCGCGGCCTTATCCAACATCGTCTCTGTCATCTTCAATCCTTTTGGTTCACGGCTTCGCCGTACCTACCTGTGCGACTTAGCCGCTTGCGCTATAACGATCAGCGCAGCTTGAATTGCGTATGCAATAGCTTCTGGCGTTTTGAATCCGTGACGGTCTTTGATCTTTTGCAGGCCCCTAAGCTGCACAGCGTCTAGCACTACCTCAATGCGCTTACTTCCTGCGGCTGACAGAACCCCTCTACGGGCTGCTTTCTGTACTGCGTGGGGATAGGGCTTGGCGGTCATTCTAGACCCTCGTATTTCTGTGCGTCACGGTAGCGGTCAGCGGCGTTCGCCAGCCTTTCCGTTACGGCCTCAGTGACTTGTTCCGCGTCCGGTTCTGGCTGATTAGCAGCCGCGCACTCGTTCCAAATGCGCTCGTATTCCTCAAACCATATACCGCGCATCAAACACACTCCTTTGCCGCTTCGATCTGGCGCAGCGCCTTTTCCGCGCTTCTCACCAAATGTTCCGTGTCGGTGCCTTCGTGCGCGTCCCGCAAGTCAGCAAGCCACTTTGCCGTCCACCTTGCACCCGCCTCTAGCGCGTTAGCGATGGCCCGCCGATCCTCCGTCACGATCAGCCCTCCCGTTGAATGAGGGCGATGCAGGCACGCTGGCGCTTGGTGACGGACTTCATGTAGCCGACGCGCTGCATGACTTCGTAACGCTGCATCGGGTTCATTTCGTTCCAGATAGTGACTGCGGCGGCGGTGGTCATGGCGTCTTCTCCCTTTGTTGAAACCACCATAGCGACCTGGACCGGTCCGTCAACACAAATCGTCACCTAGACAGATTTATTTCTCATGGCCTGAAACTGGCGCGCAAACTCTCCGGGAATATGCCCGTGCTTTTCAGTCATCTGACGGACAGGCATTCCTTGGCCCTCTCTGAAGGCTAGCCAACGATCCCTCGCAAGCTGGCTTTTCGGGCAGGAGTAGGTTCTGACTGCGAATAGGGGATCAGTCATGGATGCGGCTCCTGACCCACTCTAGGCATTGTTCGAGGTCGCCAGCGAACAGGATCGGACGGTAAAGTCCTCGGCTGCTGTCGTCCTGATCTTCGTGGACGAAATGCCCCTTATCGACGGCGGCTCGGATAGTGAGCGCGCGATATGTTGGCTTGTCATTCATCGGCTGTAGTCCTGCTTTTGTACGGTCCACGGGGTCCAATCTAGCGCACTCGCTCGGCGGCTCGGTTGTTCGCGTTTCTTGGGAGGGCGCGGAGTTCCCGGCATCCGCTTCCGATTGAAAGCGGGCCTTCCAAAAGCGTAGTGGGCCTCACCCTTAGCGACGCGACCCTTTTTGTCTCGATCCGCGACATTGTCGGCGTTTGTGCCTAGAAACAGGTGTTCTGGATTGATACAGGCGGGCGTGTCGCAGCGGTGGCAAACCATCATGCCCGTCGGAATAGGCCCAATATACTCCTCATAAGACAAGCGGTGAGCGCGGCTAGGACGCCCCTTCCAGTTCATCTGGCCATATCCACCAGACACCAAAATAG